GTTTCCCAGTCACGATCACCTGGAGAATCAGGGTCCTCGACCATCCACATAGGCTCCTCAGACCACCATTGCGTCTGGACGATGAGATAAAAGCTATCACGGGGATACGTCTCACCACTCTGGTCATTCTCGTACTTATAGGCTTCTTGCTGATCGTGGGGTTCTTGCGGGCCTTCGTCATCGTCCTGCACCATCTCCGGGTTAATGGCGAGCTGCTCGAGCTTGGGCCATTTGGCCTTTGCGGTCTGCGGATCAAAGCGTCTGGCACGCTGTACGTGATTAGCATCGCCGAGGTTGCGCTTCTTGGCCGCCGGGTCCCAGTACATCTCGATCGGATCAACACGCTCTGAGGTTTTAAGCAAGCCTTTCGGGTCTTCCGAGTAATCCATGCGCGTTTCGGTCCAGCCCATGCCGCATGTGATCATATCCTCGAAGGCATCGGACATCTCATCCTCACCGTCGCACATATCGTCCGCCCAGCGCGCCGCCTCGCTATACAGCTCCGCGAACTGGGTATCGCTATTCTCTCTGGGTAAATACCGCGCGACTTGGCGGTTATTGATCTGTTGACCGCTTACACTATCGACCTCCGGGCCGATGCGGTTGAAGACGACGGGTAAGCGTTGTTTTTCTTGGAGTTCACTTTCCTCTTGATGGGTCCATTGATGACCGTCGCGCATGTCATAGCAGAGCTTCGCTTCCTCCCGCCATTCCCGGGACTGGTCTTTAGACTCCTTGAACCACTTTTGTAGAGTGAATCCAATATCAGGATCGCTCGGTCTCATCGATGGGTATGTTCTTTACAATAACGATGATTGGGCGAGCGCTTCATAAATACGGTCTCACATCCCTCTTGAGCGCATTTCACCGCTTTCTTGCGCTTCTCGTAGTGTTGGAACTGCTTGTTAAATATAACGCCTTGCGTCTGCGGCTGCATCAGTATCCCTCTAAGTTGCCGGGATACTACCACTCTGTCTTGCTACCACAACTTTTTGTCCGTATTTATTAATTCTCATCAATATTGCAGGACTCTTAAACCAATTGCGTTTGGAATTAACGTAATACCAATCTTTATAAGCTCGTAACTCTTTCATGCTGTCCATCCACTACGTCTAACGTTCTTACGCCTTGAGTATTTATCGTGCTTGGTTCTGCGCCGATCCGCTCCGGCGAAGGTGAGGTTGAAGCCATCCGCAATATCACAAGATATGAGCCCGCGTTCCATCATCTTCTCCTTGCTCTCAACCTCTATCTTGCCAGTGCTCAATATTTTATAGCGTACCGTGGTGAGTTCACCGATCAGCTCTTCATTATTGATCTTGGTGTCTCGGTCCTCCAGCCATTCACGAGCACGCCACCATAACTCATCTCGTAGGTGTCGAAAGCGGTCTTTTCCGCTCGGGGTTTCGGCAACATTGATACCCACAACAGGCAAACCAAGCTCAGTAAGGCGATCAACCACGCCAGCGCCAATGCCGATACTATCCACACAGATCGTTGCGGGGACTTTGTCTGATTCTGCGTTCTCATACTCCTGTAAGACAAGCCCGGATACCTCCATTGTATCGCGTTTACGCCATGTCTTAACCCCAATCTCCCAGTTCGCTTGGCGCTTCACCAAGGCTGTACGACAATTTCCAAAGCGCGCCACATCCAGGCCCCACACCGGCATGACGTTCTCGATCAACTCCACATCCCTACTCTTGGCCGCTTCCGCTAACTGGAGTGGTATTAGGACATCATCATCTTCAAGCGGGAATTCACCCAGCACCCGTACACGGTAGACATTAGACTCTTCGCCGTACTTGATTTTCTGCTCTTCAATGTAGCGATCGCTGGCCTGACTGGAATCGGCGCACCCCACCTTAATCGTATGCCATAGATGACGGACCTTGTGGTGGGACTCGAAGAAATAGCCACTCGTGCGCGTCGGGTTCGAGGTCATGAGTACCTTGGCGCCATCGGTGGACAGCGCACCCTCGGCCACCTCGAAGATCACATTCTCTACACCGGAAGCCTCATCAATGACGAATAAGAGGTTCTTAGCATGAAAGCCTTGTAGGGCTTCGGGCTTCTCTTTACGCGCCGTACGAAAGGCGGCAAATGCCTCCTGGGGGCGGGGGACGAATACGAGGCGCTCGGCTTTGAGTTCGAGGAGATGCTGGTAGTCTAGCGGCATGCGCCGCATCCACATCCCTATCTCGGCGTGTAGTACGTCTTGTAGCTGGGTACTGGTGGGGGCGGTGATGGGTATCTTACAAGGAAAGTAACAGAGGATAAACCATAGTATTGTCCAGGCATCCAAAGCAGACTTACCCACACCATGACCGGAGCGTACTGATACACGATCTTCATCGACTAATGCTTGGAGGGCTTCGGCTTGGAAGGGCTCAAGAGTTACCTGGGGCCATAAATCTTGGACAAATTTAGTGGGGTTGAACGCCCACTCCGCTACCTTGTCCCCGGCTAGATTCAATCTGCTTGCGTCGTTCATCTATCTTCGGCTGCGCGTTGAGTAATACGTCCACGTAGTTGGGTATCTCTATCTGGAGTTTATCAACAAACGCACCACGCCTGCGACCTAACATCTCAAGGCACTTAGCGGCCACGCCCTCATTCTGGACCTTGTAGCCTACTATCACATCCTCCTGGTCCACTGAGCGTCCCCGCAGCACGATGGGTATCTCCATCCGGCACGCGCTATAAAGACTTACGAGTTCTTCGTCGAGTTTTTCTAGAGTAAATTCAGATTTTTGGATGAGTTCACCTTCTTTAGCTTCTAGTAATTCTCTAATATACGGTTTTGACAAGTTCTCGGAGCCCATTTGTCGGGCCGACTTTTTACTGTAGCCTGCCTTCTCAGCGGCCTCCGTGGCATTCTGCGTCTCTTGGTAATACTGGACAAATAGCTTTTGTTTAGAGGTTAGCTTGCGCTCAGCCATTGATATGATTCACCTTAATAAATGCGTCTATTTTACTCTTTGTATTAAATGTTTTTCTCGCTCTTTTTTTCGCTGGCCTTTGCTTACATCGTACCCACGGATGAGAACTCTTTATTTTAGGAGGTGGCGGGCTTTTGACTAGTTCGCTCATTGAAATACTCGTCGTATCTTTTCTCCCACCATTTATAAATATCTCGCTTTATGGCTTTAGGGTTTTCAATGATGATTGTAGCATCAAGGTATGATAAAACTTGGGTCTCTTCGGAATCCCAATCAACCATTTATTTTTACTTTTGTCCCGCTGTCTTTGGTATCCACGACAAGAATGGATTTTCTCCCTTCGTCTGCGTAGACAAGCTGTACTCGATTATTAAGGACCACCGCGTTAATCAGTTCGCCTCTGCCAGTTAGCTCCCATTCGGGCGGGTCCTGGCCCTGTATTTGTTTATAGACTTCTATCCTCATTGTTTATCTCCATTTGCTAAGCTCGCGTATTTCGCGGGTGGACTTTGAGGTATTTTATCCTCTAGCGCCCAAATTTCCTCATTACTCAGGGTAAAGTATACGCCCCTCCCGTTTTTAAATACATGGAGGTCCTTGTCCTTGCGGTGTTTGATGTATTCAAGCATTGTCTACAAAATCTTTGGAGCTTTTAAGTAACTCAAACTCTGTAGGCGATACAAACATAGCGTATTGGCCCGGAATTGGATTTCGCCATTGACTCCCTATAAAATTCTCAAACTTGCTCTCGCTGTTGTATTCTTTAAGCAGATGTTCTCGGCAAATATTCAAGGCAGCCCTAGAATCATAAATACGAATCCCTTGATAAACTCCTAGCTCCCCATTAAATATGCCGATCTGCTCAGGCACGTATAGCTTCATCAAATGATCGTATTTAATATAGGGCGCAAGGATCGCTGCGGCGCCGAGAGCACCTCCCGCTCGTAAGAATTGACGTCTATTCACTTAGGCTCATCCATAATCTCTATTAATCGATCCAGCCGCTCATTTACTCGCATTAAATTTTTGTTTACCGACACTATCATCATGGTAGCAATAGTCTGATCATCATAGCCCAGTAAGCGCAACTCTTTCACAAGCCCATCGCCTATTCGTATAACTTCTTCCCCTACTGTCATATTACCCTCCAAATTCTTTTTTGATTAATGCAATGGCCTCTCGGTTGCCTTCAATATAGCCCCGATAGTAAGCCGATTTAAACAGGCTGCGCAGGCTTTCTACATCGACCTTGACCATGTCCCAGTCTTCCATGAGCACGTCCTCCGTGTAGTTGAGGAATGCGGTTTCGGCCTTGGCATCGAGTCGTGCTTTTTTCTCCTCGTCAACGCTCATACTGTATGCCCCGTTTATTCAGCATCCTCCGGGCGTAGTCTCTTTGTTGCTTGTACCGGTCCCGCTGGGCCTGGATGAGTAAAATCTCCTGGCGTATCCTCGGGATGTACTCCACGATCTTCTCCAAGTCGATTTGGAATTTTGTTTTCTTCATGCGTTCCCCCCATTAGATCGTGACTGGGAAAC